TTTAATTGTAGTTAAGTCCGTTACACGGTTAGAATCAACCTCAGGTTGACTTATATTAGCCAAATCATTTAAGGTTCTGATACTATATGACGAATCTGTAAAGGTTTTGGGGGATGGTTCTTTACCGTATACAGGGTCTAAAGTCCTTTTTAAAATTTCATCCCTAAATCTCTTAGTGGCATCAAAATCTAAATAACTTGGCATTAAACTTATTTTATTATATAAATAGGGAATATTAAAAAATCTACACTATTATGATGGTATTAGATATGACCCTTTTTGTTCTGCGGTTGGCATTCCAAAACCAAAAGGAAATGTGACTGCAACATTTGATTTCAAATTAAATGTTTGTTCTCTTGATGTGTTCATTGCGGTAGTTTTCTTATCAATTTCTTCTTTTTTCCTTTCTACTTCTTTTATTTTTTCTTGTTGTTTGTTTTCTAATTCTTTTATTTTATCACTCACATAATTCTGAACCCCTGAAAAATCCGATGTTTTATATGTCTGTATTGCTTGATTTCTAATGGTTTCTTTCATTGAATTAATTTGTTCTGAATTTAATTTAAATTCAGAACCATATTTTTTCACTTCAGTCATTACAGGTTTTAAAACCTTATCAATTTCAGTCTGAACGTCCGCACCTTTAGTTATTGCTCTTATATTTTCTCTAGCATATCCTTGTAAAATTCTATATATATTTTGCTGAACCGATAATTGGTCTTTTGCAATGTCCGTAGGTGTCATCTCTTCGAAAGCCTTTTTATTTTCTTTTAACACATCTACTTGTTCTTTTGTTAATTCAGATAATGCAACTTGGGTTTCACCTCTGAATTTATCTTGTAGGGTTTGTGGTATTTCTATGACCATCTTACCTTTATCCATTTTAGATAAGTTTGTGATAAATCTCTTATCCTCTTCTTTAATATCAAATCCTTTACCGGCTAAATCCATTGCGGCAGATAATCTTTCTTGTGACGCAACAGCAACTTTTGTTAACTCACTAGTACTCATACCCAATTCTTTAGCCATATCTCTCGCCCTTCTTAGATTTACATTGTTTACTTCAAATTTTCCTTGTTCGGAGTTATATGTTGCTAAACTACCTGCAGCACCAATTAACGCATCAGACAAACCCTCAACATTATTTGTTGCCATATTCATCAATTTCAATGGGTCGTTAAAATCTCCTATTGCCCCACCTAATACTTGTAAGTTAGCAGTTAATGATAATGCAGCATCAGGATCCATAACTTTTTCTGCAATATCAAAAACTTTTTGCATGTTGAATCTGAACTCTGTTGCTTTTCTTGACATTTCAGATAACCCTTGTATACCATTTTTAAAACCGTATTCGTTTAATTTTTCAATGTTAGCTCTTATATCCGAAACTGTGGTTTTTGCTCTTAAACCTAAACTTAATGAGTCTTTTCCTGCTTTGTCTATCGCTTCCATTGCACCTCTCGCACCTATACCTACTCTTTCAAATTCATTAAACAACGCACCCATTTCTTCGTAGTTCCCAACAAACGCTCTTGCAGTTGCAAATGATTTATCAATAGTCTCTCTTGAAATAAGATTAAACCTACCTGATTTTTCCATCATGGAAGTAATCATGTTAGTTATATCTCCAATACCATACCCAAATTCAATTGCTGCCGGTTGTGAATCTAATAATTCACTTCTCAATCCCTTTGAAAGTTCTCCACTTATACCAATTTTTTCATTGATATCAGTTCTAAGTTGTGTTTCTATGGCTAATTGACCATTAATATCTCTTAATACCTCTTTTAAAAATGTAGTGTCATTTTTTTCTCTATTTCTGTAATCTTCTAATTTTACGGTTTCTAAATCTGATATCTTTCCAAATTCTTGTTTAGATTCTGATAACGCGGATAATGTAGATAATCCCTCTTTACTCGTTGTTGGTGTATTTGTTGGTGATTTACTTCTACTTGCATTTAATGTAAATTTACTTTTTGATGAATTTTTTAATTCATTGTATGTTGTATCTCCTTTAGTTCCACCGTCCATCTCATAAGCATTAGACGCATCCGTACCATTAGTGAAATTATCGAAATAGTATTGTTTACTCTTAACTGGCATATCAATAAATATTTAATTATCTATTTTCAACTTCAATTAGGTAATTGATAAAATACCTTCGTTCAAATATCGGCATATCAAGGATATCTCTATAAGAGAAACCTTTTTTAATTAGATATAAAATTTCGTCGTATTGTCCTTTTTTATATTCCGTAGAAAGGGCGAAAAAATTCAACCCCAAATCCAATATTTGCTTGGATTATATCTCCTGATGGGGTGGTTATATTTTGGGTTAAATCTAAACCCGGTTTATTTTCGTTTACAAATTTTCTAAAATCTTGAGAATCTTTAATTGGCATTTTTTCAATAAATGCCCTTATTTGCATTGGTTCTCTGTTACCACTAACTGATTTTATCATGAATTCAAGTTGTTTGGTTATAATAGGTGCAATACCATTACCATTCCAACTATCTCTTATTTGGTCTATTTCGTCTTCTTGTTTTTTTGATAAAAATTTAAAAGTTACATTTACTTTAGATTTTTCCATGTAATATTTGTATTCATCATTTTCATCAGATTCTAATTTAAAATCTTTTGTTTTTAGTGTTGATAAATCTACCACAGCACTAAATTCTTTTTCTGTTTTTGGGTCAGTTAATGTTAAATTATATTCAGAACCAAACGCGGTGTTTCTTAAGAAAATCAATATCGCTTGTTTATCTTCTTCAACTAAATCGTCTATTGATAAATCTTTATCTAAAACTTTTCTTTTTAATAATTCATTTACAACTTGTTGTGTTGCAATCAAATTTGGTGATGATAATATATTCTCATCTACTGCAGTTAAATAAGCAACTCTAACATTTTTCTTTTTATTTTCATAATGAATACCTCTACTAGGTAATTCAATTACATCATATGATATTGTTGGGTCTATTCTATTTTGTTCCATATTACAATTTAATTAATAACTAGTGGAAAGTAAAGTTTAATAAAACAAAAAACCGATAATCTTTTGGACTACCGGTTTTGTATATGAAAATTGTATAATATTAGTAAATTAAAATACATCTATCCATTCTCAACGAACAAGCTATGTTAGCTAGGTCATCTCTGTTGTAATCTAAATCTCCGAAGTTCAAATCAGTTAAGAAACAACCTTCTAATAACCATTTCTCAACTACAACTCCTGTTGGGTCTAATAACTCTAACTCAACATCTTTCTTATAACCAGCAGCATATCCCATACGACCGGTTACAGATTCAGCATGTAAACGGAACCATTCCATTAATGCTTGAGCTGCCGAAGGACCGATTGGGTCTCTGAAGTTTACTTTAATTTCATTCCACTCAAATTGACCAGCAACATAAGTTTTCGTATTAAGAAAAGGTATTGCTACTGAATTAATTTTTGCACTTGGTCTTGATGACGATGTCACATACCACTCGTTGATACCTAAAGATGATGGGAATCTAACGATAAATCGGTTGACTCTTTTTGGTTCGTATGGAACCGGCATTTTCATTAATAAATCCGCCATGTTGTATTTGTTAAGTTTTTTTAGTTATTTACTTTCTTATAAATATATCAAAAAGAAAAATAATTTATTTTTGGTTTAATTATATAAAAAACTTGATTTTCTCAATATTTTTTCTTAGTTTTTTACAAGTCCCAGTATTACTAGTTCCAGTTTAAAATTCTTTATAATATTATTAATAAATACCAGTATAACTAGTTTCTAGTATTCTGGATATAGTATAATTCTATTTTTATTATATTATGATGTTCCACGTGGAACGTTCTACATAAAAAAAGGAGGTCTTTCAACCTCCTTTTTTATTTTTATATCTCCTTTTAGATTAGATATTTTCAAAAGATGCACCTGTTGGTGTAATGATGAACTCTACATCGATAAATTCAAGAGAACGAGTTGGTTTGATGTAAATCTTACCTCTTAATGTGTTTGCATCGATGTCCTCAGGGTCATTTGATACAGTTACACGGAACTCATATAAACCTCTTTCCTTTTTAATTGATTCAAGAATTGGATTTACCAATCTTAAGAAATCATTTCTAACGATTTCATCATTTTGTTCGAATAACAATCTTACAGAAACAGCTGAAATTAACTTTCTAGCTCTCAGTAACAATCTTCTTACGTTGATTCTATCTAAAGCCGACTCTCTTACTTGAAGAGTTTTGTTACCCCAAATTATAGTACCTGTATCTGAGAATGTTGCAATTGGGTTAATTCTATTTTTATATAATTCGTCTCTTTCATCTAAAGTTAATTTCTTAGAAGCTTTGATTGAATTTACTAAACCTCTTGTATAACCCGCAACCGCGAACCAAGGATATGAAACATTGTCTGTCAATGCAATATTCTTCAATACTTCACCTGTTGGTGGGATATAAAGTTGAGTTGCATTATCTGTATCTCTCACTTGAATCCAAGGCCAATAAGTTGCTGAATAGTTAGAGTCAATATTTGCATCATCTAACAAACCCACAACCTGTTCAGCTGCAGTTGTTCCTGTTATATTAGGAGAATTCATAATATAAAGTGAGTCAGCTCTGTCATTTTCAACCATATCAATCGCTTGATTAACTAATGAACTGTGATTGTAGAAATCAATACCAGGTGTTGCAAACACATTAATATCAATAGCCTCAGGATTACCAAATGTTTCAATACCTTGTAAGTATGCATAATAGTCTGAATTTCCAGTAGTTGTACTGAAAACACCTCCATTTAATGTGTTACCACTAGTATATGTACTTTTACCAAATATGAAACCATCACCATAAGTTCTGGTTTGTCTATAAATGTCCCATCCATCGTGACCACCATAAACTAAGAATGTGAACTTACGATAATTCAATGAAGTTAACTTGTTATCATTTCCTGTCTGACCTTCTAAATCATAAGGAGTTGTCATAAACATTTTACCAGTTGGAGTTGCACCTGTTATATTTGATGCATTCACTGATAAGTGGAAACCATATGTTTCGTCAACA